TGCAGCTGCGCAAGCAGTGGGCAGCGTGCGAAACCAGCCGCCTGTCCGACGCTACCGCCGCCGCCATCGAACGTGATGCGCTCGCCGAACTACGAAGAAAGGATCAGGGCGATCTTGTTCGAGTCGGACGAGAGGCAAACGACCACGTCCGAGCCTGCCAAGCGGTAGTTGTGGAGGATAGGAAGTGATCGAGCCAAACGAGCGCACCTACACCGCCAGCCAATCCGCTGATACCGAGCTGGTCACATGGGTAAGGGATGGCGACGGCAGGGCTGACCTGGAGGGCGTCGAGCTTGAGGTGGTCATTCGGCGTTATCCGAGAGGCCATGACCGGCTGACCGTTGAGGCGACCGGCACCGCAGAGGGCCAAGTCACTTGGTCCATAACCACAGAGCAGGCCCGCCAGCTTGGCCGAGGTCTGTATCAGATCATCATCCGGCGAGCCGATAGGGGCGAGCTGTTGCATAGGGGCACGCTCGAGGTTGCGGCCTAGCGCGAACTAGGAGGCCCTGATGGGCAAGAAGACAGGTAGGCCAAGCAAGTACAGCCAAGAGCTGGACGAGCAGGCAGAGAAACTATGCCGCCTTGGCGCTACCGACAAGGATATTGCCCAGTTCTTTGGGGTGACCGAGACAACGCTGAACAACTGGAAGCTTCGGCACCCCTCATTTCTTGAGTCCTTAAAGCGGGGCAAGGACGAGGTCGATTCTCAGGTGGAGCAGTCACTGTTCCGCAGGGCGACCGGGTATAGCCACGATGACGTGCACGTCAGCAGCTATCAGGGGGCAGTGACGCTCACCCCGATCATCAAGCACTACCCGCCAGACCCAACCGCGATGATCTTCTGGCTGAAGAACCGCCAGCCAGACAAGTGGCGGGATAAGAGGGAAGGCGGGGAGGGGGATGAAGGGCTGCAAGAAGCGCTGAAGAAGCTGATTGAGAGACTACCGGGATGACTACTGGCAACCTGCTGCTGGACCGGCAGCTGGCCCGCTGGTATGCGCTGAAGGATCACCCGGTACAGCTTGCGCTTGTGGACGCGGTGCCTTCGGGTGTCAGGTTTCCGCTGGTTCCCGCAGGTCGGCGCTCTGGCAAGACCGAGCGGTTCAAGCGCTTCTTGGTGAAGCAGGCCAACCGAGTGCCGGGGCCGTACTTCGCTGCTGCGCCGACCCACGATCAGGCGAAGAAGATCTTCTGGGATGACCTGAAGGCTTTCACCCTGTCGGCGATGCACCCCCGCAGGCCGTCTGAGTCAGATCGCATCATCTACCTGCCCAACGGCAGCGAGATCCATGTGATCGGGCTGGACAAGCCGCAGCGCATTGAGGGCATCCCTTGGAAGGGCGGCGGCATCGATGAGTTCGCGGACGTGAAGTCGAGCGCGTGGGAGGCCAACATCCTGCCTGCGCTGAACACGGTCAATCCGCTGGACCCTGACTACCGCGCCTGGTGCTGGCTGCTCGGCGTTCCGGATGGCCTGAACCACTACTACGACCTTTGCCAAGCGGCAGAGACGGGGGCTGACCCGAATTTCCAAGTGTTTCACTGGAAGTCTGCCGAGATCCTTCCGCCCGACGTCATGGAGTCCATGAAGCGGGCCATGTCGCTGAAGCAGTTCAAGCAGGAGTTTGAGGCCAGCTTCGAGACAGCCAGCGGCAGGATCTACGAGGAGTACGGGGTAGAGAATCAGACCAACGAGGTCATCCAGCCGCATGAGCAGCTGTTGTGGTGCCATGACTTCAACTACACCCCGCTGTCATCGGCGGTCTGCGTGCGTCGCGGACAAAACCTGTTCGCGCTGGACGAAATCGTACTGACGAGCGCCGTTGCCCGGCAATCCGCCCTTGAGTTCGTGGACAAGTACAAGAATCACGATAACCGCGAGGTTGTCATCTACGGCGACCCGGCCGGTAAGGCGGGCGAGAAGCACGGCCAGCAGTCGAACTACACCGAGATGGAGCAGGTGTTGCGCGACAACGGCTGGGAAGTGACCCGGCTGGTTCCTGGCGCTGCCCCGGCGATCAAGGACCGGCAGAACGCGGTTCGCGCCAAGGTCCGCAATGCAGCTGGGCAGGTATCGCTGTACGTCAACCCGAAGACTGCGCCGTGGTGTCACAAGGGCATGGCTACAGTCCAGTTGCAGGAAGGTTCCTCGTTCCAAGAGGACCAGAAGAATCAGTACCAGCACATCACCACAGCCATTGGCTACATGGTGGCGTTTGAGTGGCCCGTCCTCCCCGATGGAGAGGCTCCCGAGGCCAAGAAGCGCCAGCGCAGCGACTACGACACACACGACGCCGACGACGGCGATAACTGGAAGACAGCATGACCGACGCGACCTTGGACGAGAACACCGCCTCAAAGCCGGTGTCTGTGGATTTGTCCGTCCTGATCGGCCAGTTTGAGCAGGCTGAGCAGGATACGCGGACCGAGCGTGAGCTGTCTGAGCGTGACCGCGACTACTATGATGGGAAGCAACTGAGCCCGGAAGAGTTGGAGGCGCTCAACAAGCGTCGTCAGCCTGCAGTGATCAGCAACCGGATTGCTCCCAAGGTTGACGCACTGCTGGGCCATGAGCGCCGTATGCGCACTGACCCGCGCGCCTACCCGCGCACGCCAAAGCATGAGGAAGAGGCGCAGTCAGCAACTGACGCCATCCGCTTCGTCTGTGACGAGAACAAGTACAGCCTGGTGCGGTCCGCCGCCGCAGACAGTCTGTTTGTGGAGGGCATCGGTGCGGTATCCATCGCAATGCGCGTGTCAGGCGGGCAGCGCGAGGTGTCAATCACTGACATCCCGTGGGACCGGTTCTACCGCGACCCGTGCAGCCGCCGCCGTGACTTCAGTGACGCCAGCTTCAAGGGCATCGCAATCTGGATGGACGAAGCTGATGCCCTGAGAGACTTCAAGGGCAAGGATGATGTTGTTTCGGCCTGTTACTCGGAAGGCATCGAGTCGGAAACCTACGGAGACCGTCCGAAGGTTCAGTGGAGTGACACCAAGCGCAAGCGCATCCGCGTGCTGCAGCATTGGTTCAAGCATCAGGGGAGGTGGCACACCGCCATCTTCTGCAAGGGTGGATTTCTCCGCGATCCGCAGGTGTCTCCATATGTGGATGAGGAAGGTGAGCCGCAGTGCGCCATCGTTGCCACGTCGGCCTACATTGACCGCGAGAACCGTCGTTACGGCGTAGTTCGCCGGATGATCTCCCCGCAGGACGAGATCAACAAGCGCAAGTCGAAGTCGCTGCACCTGCTGAATAGCAAGCAGGTTGTATACGAGGAGGGGGCGGTAGAAGACCTGGAGCGGATGCGGCAGGAGGTAGCTCGCCCAGATGGCGCAATCAAGGTTCGTCCCAATATGCGGTTCGATATCGTAGACGGCCTCGCGCTGGCGCAAGGCCAAATGGCACTGCTGCAGGAGGCCAAGGCCGAGATTGACGCCAGCGGCGTGAACCCGGCCATCGAAGGTGACGCCAGCGCCCCGAGCGGCCGCGCCCAGGAAATGATGCTTACCTCCGGGCTGGCTGAAATGTCGGGCCTGTTTGAGGCCCTGCGCATGATGAGCTGGGAGGTGTACCGACAGGTCTGGTATCGGATCCGCCAGTACTGGACGGAAGAGCGCTGGGTTCGCGTGACCGATGACGAGCGCAACCTGCGCTGGGTGTCGATCAACAAGCCGGTGCAGGCGTGGGAGCAGGCGGCGCTGCAGGCCGAACAGGCTGGGCAGCCGCTGCCGCCTGAGCAACTGCTGCAGATGCAGAACGATCCCCGGTTGCAGGAGGTTGTCGCCACGCAGAACCAGCTGGCCGAGCTCGACATTGACCTGATCCTTGAGGACGGCCCGGATAGCGTGACGATTCAGTCGGAGCAGTACGAGCAGCTGGTTGAGCTCAAGAAGGCCGACCCGAACGCGATCCCGACGAAGGCGATCATCGAGGCATCCAGCCTGCGCAACAAGGATCAGATCCTTGAGCAGATGGAGCAGGGCGGCATCCCGCCGCAGGTGCAGCAGCAGATGCAGGAGATGCAGCAGGCGCTGCAGGAGGCCCAGCAGAAGTTGCAGCAGGCCGAGCAGCAGAGCGCCGACAAACAGATGGATGCGCAGCTCAAGGCAATGGAGTTCCAGATCAAGCAGAAGGAGCTGGAGCTTCGACAGCAGGAGCTTGGCATCCAGCAATTCCAGGCTGAGACGGAACGGATCTCAGCCCTGAAGCCAGAACCCCCACAGACCCCGCCACCGAGCGGGGTTTTTGCTGGGCAGTAATCGCCCTTGTGGCACGTGACGACGGCGAACGGTCGAGCGTGACGACGACGAACGGTCGATGGAGCAGAAGAGCATGAGCGACAACGGTAACGACTTCCTTGATGACATGACCCAGCAGGTGGCCGAGCCGGAAACCCCGGAAACCCCGGAGCCGGAGCAGCCCGCAGCGGTGGTCGAAACGGTCGAGCAGCCGCCGGAGACCCCGGCACCCGAGGTGACGACGACCCCGGAAGCCAGAGAGGAGCAGACCGTCCCGATTGCCGCACTGAAAGCGGAGAGGGAGAAGCGGCAGACGTTTGAGAAGGAGCTGGCGCAGCTTCGGGCGGCACAACAGGCGGCACCGCCGCAGCAGTTGCCCGAGTTCTACGAAGCTCCTGAGCAGTACATGCAGGCGCTGGAGCAACGCAGCACCGCACGATTCCACGCCGCATTGGCTGAACAAGCCCGCGAGGTCTATCCGGACTACGACGAGAAGTTCGAACTGGTGAAAGAGGCGGCACAGGGCAATCCAGCAATTGAGGCGCACGTCCTCAGTGCTGCAAACCCCGCGTTGGCCGCCTACAAGCTGGGCAAGCAGATCGCCGAGTTCAAGCGGATGGAAGACCCCGTGAAGTACCGCGCAGAGGTTGAGGCAGAGCTGCGCGCCAAGTGGGACGCCGAGCAGAAGGCCAAAGAGCAGGCCCGCGCAAAGGTGGACGCCGCGATCCCTCCCGACATGACCCAAGCCCGGAATGCAGCGGGGCAGTACTCCGCTGAGGCCGAAAACCCAATCGACACACTTTTCCCGAGGTAACAAACAATGGCTGATACGACCGTAAGCACTGCGGTGCGCGCCAAGCAGTGGGACTCCGATTTCTTCAAGGAGTACGTCCGAGGCAATGCGTACAAGCGCTACATGGGCCAGAACGAAAGCTCAATCTTCCAGGTCAAGACCGACCTGACCAAGAAGAAGGGCGACGCGATCACCATCAACTTGGTTGGCGCCCTGAGCGACTCGGCCGCCAATGACGGCAGCACCACGCTCGTGGGTAACGAGAAGGCGCTGCCCAATGAAGGCCACCAGATCGTCGTCGGCGTGGTTCGTGACGCCACCGTCGTCAATGTGATGGAAGAACAGGCCAGCCCGTTCGATATCAAGGACGCTGGCAAGTCGGCGCTCAAGGTGCTGGCCACCCGCCACCTGCGCAACGCCATCACCACGGCCCTGGGCAGCATCAACGGCGTGGCATACGGCACCGCGAGCGCTGCCCAGAAGAACGCCTGGACTGCGGCCAACGCCGACCGCGTGCTGTTCGGCCAGAAGGCCAGCAACTACAACGCGACCCACGCCACCGCGCTGAACGCGATCACCGCTGCCGAGACGCTTGACCGCGCCACCGTTTCCAAGCTCAAGGCCATCGCCCGCTCTGCCAAGGCGGCCAATGGTGAGGGCATCACCCCGCACATCTACGGCGAGGACCACGAGACCTACGTGCTGTTCGTTGGCACCCGGGCCTTCCGCGACCTGAAGCTGGACATGGCGACGGTGCTGGCCGAGGCCGAGAAGCGCGGCAAGGAAAACCCGCTGTTCACCGGCGGCAACTCTCTGTGGTGGGATGACGTGATCATCCGCGAAGTGCCGTCCATCGGCAATTTCAACAACACCGCCGCCAGCCCGATCCCGGTGGAGCCGATGTACCTGTGTGGGGCGCAGGCCGTGGGCATTGTATGGGCGATGACCACCAAGACCACGCTGCGCAAGGAAGACGACTACGGCTTCAAGCATGGCGTTGGTTTCATGGAAATCCGTGGCGTCGAGAAGCTCCAGTGGAAGGAGGGGGACGCCGCCGCCAAGGACTGGGCAGTGGTTACCGGTTACGTTTCGGCACCGGCCGCCGCGTAATCGGCAGGGCTTGGCAACAGGCGGGGGCTTCGGCTCCCGCCTTTTCATTTGGGAGGACTCATGGCGGACCGCGCCGAATTGAATCGCCTTGTGCTGCTACAGCTTGGCGTGTTGGACGCTACCGAGGCTCCCGAGGCAGAGGATGCTGTGGATGTTGATCTGCACAGCCTCGCCAAGATGGAACAGTTGTATTCGGACGGGCTGCTGCCGTTCGACATTGAGGGCGCTATCCCTCGCAAATACTTGCTCCCGCTGGCCTGTCTGGTGTCAGTGGAGCTGATCGACGTGTACGCGGCCCATGCCCGCGCGGCCACCTTGGCTGCAGCGGCTGAACGGTCGCAGAAAGTGCTGTACCGCTTCGCCGCTCGCCCGTACTCGGGGGCTGTGGTGCCATCGGAGTACTTCTGATGCCGCTCACTCGCGTAAACCTGCTGGCAGGCTTCAACCGCGACGATTCTCCGGCGTGGTCTGTGCAGGACGTGTGCAACTTCCTACCTGTCGTGGCGGATCAGCCGGGGACGAAGACGCAGTTCAAGCTGCGGACGCCTCCGGGCCTGAAGCCGTACCAGCGTATTAGCCCGAGTCCGATTCGCGGCGTGCATAACGCTGAGGGCCGTCTGTTCGTTGTCTCTGGTCAGACACTGTACGAGGTCACGGCGAAGGGTGTCGGCATCAGTCGCGGCACCATTCCCGGTGTTGGCCGGGTGCGCATGGCTCACAACCAGGTCAAGAACGGCAATCAGCTGGCGGTGGTAAATGGTCAGTCGGGCTACATCTACAACACGGCGACGCAGGCGTTTACCCGCATCACTGATGACGGGTTCCCGGGCGCTATCGACGTGAAGTTCATCGACGGCTACTTGTTCTATCTGGAGCCGTTCGGACGTTTCTGGCTGCATTCGGACCTTGCCGATGGTCTGAGTTACAACACACTGGACCGGGGCGAGGCAGAGAGCCAGCCTGATCGGTTGGTGGGCCTTGCGGTCAATCAGGGCGAGGTGATCCTGTTTGGCGAGCGAACCACCGAGTTCTACGGCAATACCGGCGAGGCGACTGGGACGTTCCAGTCCAAGGGTGTCACTGCCGACGTTGGCTGCGCATCCCGCGACACGGTCCAGAATC